CGATGCAGGCCGGGTAGTCCAGCCCCACCGCGCCGCCGAAGGCCACGCGCCACTGCGTGCCACACAGGTCGTACGCGCGCAGCGCCGGCACGTTTTCCGGCAGCACGATCGGGCGCGGGCAGATTTCGCCCTTGCTCGCGTCGCAGCCCTTGCAGGCCTTGCAGTACGCCGGCAGGTCGGTGCCGGGCCACGCGTTCTCCACGTCCCATAGCCGTTCCTCTCCGTGCGCCGTGGTTACGCCTGGGCTGGCACCGGCAAGCCAGCGAGCCCAGGCAACGAGTTTTTTGAGGCGACCCCCGCGCTGGCGTCCAGCAGGCCGCGCAGCAGCACGCCGCGCAGCAGCTCGTCGGCAATGAAGGCCTGCAGCAACTCGGTGCTGAACGGGAGCGCATTGCCGTCCTGGTCGGCAATGCCGTCCCACCCCTTCACGCGATCGCGAAGGCGCGCATCGTCGGCGGCCATGCGTGCGTCGGTAAGCGCCTGCCGCTTGCGCGCCAGCTCGCCGCTGTCGGCGGCGCCATCGGCCGGAAGCAGCGCGCGGAAGGCTTCGGTGTAATCCATCACCTCGGCATCGCGGGCGCGGGTGTCGTCGCGCGTCAGGCGCTGGTAGGTCACCAGCACCTTCTTCTCGGCGGTGCTGCCATCGTCCTGCACCTGCTGCACGGTAACCGGCCAGCGCACGCAGCCGTCTTTGGCGTATCGAAACATGGTGTCTCCTTACTGGATGATGGCCAGCGGCGTTTTCAGCGTGAAGGTCACGCCGGTTTCGCCGCTGGTGCGGTGGCTGGTGAAGTTGCCGGTCAGGCGCAGGCCTTTAGGGCCGGGCACCACCGGCGTGTTCTTGGCGAACACGATGGCCGGGATGCTGATGGTCAACTGCTCGTTGCCGTCGGTGCCGTCGCCGGTGCCGCGCTTCAACGTCAGCACCAGGCTGGTGTCGGTGTCGGTCAGCGCCTGCTGCACCAGCGCGTCATCCTTCACCAGGGTGTCGAGCGTGCCGGTGCAGCCGAACTTGCCTTCGGGCAGGTCGCCGCGCAGGCCGCCGCTGCCCACGGTGAGGGTGTCCTCGTCCAGGTTGTTGGTGAGCGCCAGGTCCAGCTTGGCCACGTCCAGCACCAGGCTGCCAGCGCCGAACACCAGCGCGGCGGCCAGCGCCTCGAACGCGGCGTGGCCGGTGTCCGTGGGCGTGCTGTCCAGCGCGGTGGCGCCGATGGTGGCGTTGCTGCCGGTGATGGTGGGCGTGAACTGCACGAACCCGGTCGGCCCCAGGCTGATCGCGCAGCTGGCCACGCGGCAGCCGAGGTGCCGGATGTAGCGGCTGCCGGACGTGAAGCCGGCGCCCATGTCCTGTTCCAGCGTGAAGCTGGGTGGCAGCGCGGCGGCCCCGCTCATGGCTGGGGTGAACACGTGCGTGGTCACGCCGGTGGCGGTGCTGCTGGCGGGCGTGCCGATCAGGTGCTTCAGCCAGAAGCCGATGGTCTGCGGTGCGGCGTTGACCTGCACCGGGCCGTTCAGCGTCTGCGCGCCGGCCACGCTGCGGTTCTGCCCGCGGTAACCGTCAATGGTTTCGTCGGTGTCGCGCGTCTCGCTGGCGGCCACGCCATGCGACACGAACGGCAGGATCACCGCATCCGGCGTGACCGGCGGCGTGCGGTAGGCGGTGTCGGTGACACCGATCAGGCGGATGCCGGAACCTCGTACTTGCTGGCCCATGATCAGTGCTCCTCGCTGGTGTCAGCAGCCGGGGCGGCCACTGCGATATCGGGCTGGGCGGCGCCTGCCAATTCCTGCCGTGCCGCCTTGTCGTCGGCGGCGCTGGCGAAGGCCAGGCCCTTGGCGTCGACCAGGCGCAACGCCTCGGCGGCTTCCACTTTCACGCTTCCGCCGCGCTGGATGGTGCCCACGGCGCGCACGCCCGGCAGGGCGGTCTTGCTGAAGCACACTTCATAGGTCTTGCTCATGGCTCATTCCTCGATCGTGTATTCGGCATGGATGCGTGCCACCCAGCACTGGCGCGGGTGCATGACGCCCTGGTCGGGCACCCATTCCTGCAGCCACGCACCGCTGATGCCGCCGGGTTGCGGGTTGCGCAGCAGCAGGCGGGCAAACAGGTCGGGCAGTTGCGCGCGCTGGTCGGCGGACGCATCGCGGCTGGTTTCGTTCCACAGCACGCACACGTCCAGGTCGCTGGCGAACGCCTGCTGCGCGTGGCCGATGGTGAGGCCACTGTCGTCGCCGCCGGCCCAGTTCGATGCCTGCCCGGGGCCTTGCTCCATCACGAAACACGGCAGCTGCTGCGCGCTGATGGACGCCCACGGCTGGTTCGCACGCAGCACGTTGCTGACGGTGCTGCCGATCAACGCCTCGAGTTCGGCCACGAACGGCTGCTCGGTGGTGAGCAGGGTGCGCATGGCGTCGGTGAAGGTTTTCACGCCCATGTCTGCAGCGCCCCCTCGACCTCGGTCTGGATCACCATTAGCGGTTTGGCCGATTCCACCGCGTCATCCATGAACGGGCGCGCCAGTCGCTGCGTCATGCGGTGCTTGTTGCGGCCGGCCCACTCGCTGACGTTGCCGCTGTGGATGGCGCCTGCATACGCCGCCGTGTTGAACACCACGCCGGACAGCGGCGTGGTCATTTCCGAATGCTGGTTGGCTCGCAAGCCGCCGGGCGTGCGAATGGGTACCGGGTACGTCCACGGCTCGGCCTTGCGGCTGCCGCTGAGGTTGGCGACGGCGGCGTTGTTGGTCAGCGTGACCGCCTTGGCGACGCCGCTTTTCAGCGCGGCAGCGAGCGCGGCGATGATCGCGCGCACCTTCGTGACGAATTCCTGCGGCGAGTAGCTGGTGCTCACGACACCACCCCCACCGTGGCGGGGTAGCGGCCGGTTTCCACCACGCCGCTGGCCAGGCCGCTGCCGTCGTACAGGCCGGCGTCGTCCACGTCGCTGGCGCGCATGGCCTCGCCCAGCCAGTACGTGGCGTCCTGCAGCGCGGCGGTTTCCTTCTTGCGCAGTTCGGCCAGCAGCATCGCCTGGTCTTTCTGCAGGCCGTTGGTTACGGCGGTATCCACCGCGGTGTAGCGGCGGCGGTACAGCACCGAGCTGGCATAGGCCACTTCGGCCTTGCGCGCACAGTCTTCAGCGTAACTGCCGTCCGGCATCGCCGCATATACCGGCGCACCGCACTTCTGCTCCACCCACAGCGCGGCCGACTGCAGCACCTTGTCCAGCCAGGCGTTGAAGTTCGCGTCGACCACGCCGAACTGGATGGCGGTAAAGCCCTCGTCCAGCAGATCGTCGTGGGTGGCCTTGGGAGTGGTCATGTCGCCTCGTGGAAAAATGCCGCGCGGTGATACCGCGCGGCATCGTTGCGTGCCTGCGGGTCAGGGGTCAGGTAAACAGCACCCGGGCCACCTGGTCCGTGTCGCCGATCGCCGCGTTCGCCTGGAACGTGCCCACGTAGTCGCTGGCGCGCACATAGATGTTGCGGGCGCTTTCGATGGTGAGGTCCTTCCAGTTACCGCGCTTCAGCTTGCGGCCCGGCAACACCAGGTAGTACCCGCCAAGGTTGGCCGGCAGGTTGGTGCTGGCGATCACCGCGCTGACGCGCACGGTGATGGGCTGCACGTTCGCCTGGTAGGCCACCAGCAGGCTGCCCGCCGTGGCGGTGAGCATCTTGGTGATGCGGCCCACGTCTTCCGGCGCGCAGTAGATCAGGAACCCGGCATTGCTGCCGGCGCCATAGCCCTTGCCGGCCACCGCGCGCAGGATCTTCGCGGCGGCCTTGTTGAGGGTCTTGGTGTCGTCGGTGTCGAACGCCACGTTCACCGCGCTGCTCAGTGCGGTGAACAGGTTGTAGTGCCACGACGCCAGCTTGTCCCACGCCTTGGCGTTGAACTCGGCCACGGTGTCGCTGACGCTCCACCACTTCTGGAAGCGCAGCCAGTCGTCCAGGATGCCCACGCCGTCGGCGAAGGTGCACACGCTGATGGTGGCCTTGTCGTCGGTGACGCCGCGGCGAATTTTCACCTCGGCACCCGGCGCCACCTGGTTGAAGGTGATGCCGTTGTTCGCATCCAGAATGTCGAAGCTGTCCTGGTTGCTGCCGCGCAGGTCCACCAGATCGAACGCGGCCTGGTAACCCAGGTCCATGTCCGGCATGTTGGTGTGGAAGAACTCCACCACGCGGCCGGCCGTGTCGGCCAGGTTCGGGTTGTCGCCCGGCACCGCCCACTTGGTGGTCAGGTAGCCTTTGACGCGATCGACGGTGGGCACGTGGATCGAGCCGCTCTTTCCGCCGATTACCTTGATGCCATTCACGTCCTCGACGCGCGGCATGCCGCCCATGTCGGCGAACATCGCCGGCAGGCTGAACTCGGTGTTGATCGCCTGCTCGAGTGCCTTGAGCTGTTCCTGCGGTTCCAACACCGTGGCGAGCTTGTGGAATTTATGGAGAGTGCGCATGGGTGCTGGCTCCTTAGGCCGCGAAAGCGTTGAAGGCGACCAGGCCGGTGGCGGCATCACCCGAGAGTGCGGCCTCCAGCGCGTAACCGATCGGCGTGTTGCTGGTGGCCACGTTGGTCACCACCTTGGCGGTGTTGTCCCAGTACAGCTTGTCCAGCGCGGCCCATGCCACGGCGGCCTTGGCGGCGCCGTAGATTTCCCCTTCGTAGGTGAAACCGTTCAGCGCATTGGCGAGGGCGGTGGACGTGGGAATCAGCAGGTGCGAATTGATCAGCACCGGCACGTGCGCGGTCGTGGCCGCGGTATGCGACATCTGCAGGGTCTTGATCTGCGATGCCGGGGAGCGAACTTGCAGGCCCATGATGCTGTCTCCTTAGCCCGCAAGGGCCGGGTTGTTGATGACGGAATCCTTCGCGGTTTCCTGCGAGCCCGGCGCGCCCTGGTTGGCGTTGGCGCCCTGCACGGTGCGCTGCTGCGGCAGGCGGGCCTCGTAGCCCTTCTGGATCG